CAGTCTATGAGTTTTTTGCTTCTTCCTCTAGCATAACTGCGCGAAACAGTGAAGCCTTTGAAGCCTGATCTTGGATATCTGTGAAGATGTCTGGGAAATCTGTGAAGACTTTAATCACATTCTCAACCGTGAATGGTACGGGTGCGCCTGCTTCGTCAAAGTCAACGCCTTGCACAAAGTCACCATTCTTGTCCTTAACATGCCAGTTCAGAACGACTGCCTTAGCATAGACTTCACGTAGGATTTCCTGTGAGCGTTCTTCTGGAAGGGTTTCCGTTTGTATCATGCGGCGGTACGGCTTGGTCACGGCCTCTGAGATATTCTTGAATCTTTGGTTGCCTCCACCCGCACGGGCTACAGTAACCTTGAATTTTCCGTAATCAATCTCAATGCCTGATTTTTCTAAAGTGGTGTCAGTCTTAAAAGCATCATAAACGCTCATGGGTTTTTCCTTTTCTATGGTTCTATGGTTCTATCTTTCCCTACGCACCTGTCGGCAAATAGTGGAAGAATGTCATCAACAACGTATGGTTCAGGTTTGTGGCGTCAATCTTCGCCCCTGTAGCCGCTTCGTGTGTAATTGGTAAAGTAATCGGCTGGTCTTGCTCTACGTTGGCACGACCGTCCCCTAGCGCAATAAGCGGCAAATCAACGACGATACCTTTGTTATCTTTGACAATGGCAAAGTCTAACGTGATATCTGAGTTGTTGCGCACGGCCTGCACCGCTGTCACATTTGAAAAGTATGCTGTCATACTACCACTCACGGCAAACGTACCAGCGGTCACGTCAAACGCACCGAGGACAGAGATTGCCTTGTTTGGTGACACATTGTTATTGATGACCAGCGTCATGTCTGTCACAAAGGCAAATAACGGGTCAGGGGCTTCGTTTGTGTCACTGACTGCGGATAATTTAATTCGACTAAAATCACTGGACGTATTAAAGGCATCGCTGTCAACCAGCGTCGGGCGTGTACCTGCCTTAACTCCTGCCGCCCCTGTACGCTGTTCGTGGTCTGTGGAAACGAAACTGAGGTCGCATGTAATTTTATCCGCTTGGTTAATGGCAAACGTCAACTCGTTTGGAATTGAACCCACCAAGTATTCAGACTGGATTTGTGCGGGAGAAGCATCATCAGGCGCACCGAGTGTTCGTTCAAGCTGATACGAACGGCGCACAATGTTTGAACCAATTTCGTTCTTGATCACATCCCCGTAATAAATTTGAATTGAAAGTCCTGTGCCTGCATTGTTATCGTCTGTTCCGTCATCAGTTGTCATGGCTGCTACGGATTTATCTAAGACGATTTCATTGGCTGTGATTGAACGGATTCGCTTAAAGCCGTTATTTTCTGCTTCAAAGAAAGAGCCGCTTGCTGTGCCGTCCCCGATATAAATCCACTGACCAGCTACAAGGCCGAGGGTTGTCAGGTCGGTTGTGGTATTTGTTAAAACTGGCAACGCTCCGGAGGCATCAATTTCAAATTCACCTGCACCACCTTCAAAGCCAACTGCTCGGATTGCTGCGGTTGCGGGCGGGCTACCTTCTGTCACAAGTTGTCCGTCTGCAACTTCAACACTGGTGTCAGAAACAATAGCTGTCACAACATTGACCGCGTTGTTTTCTGCATTTGTGAAATTAAAGCCCTTAATGATTGTACCTGCCACAAAACCAGCCGTGGAAGCCACCTCATATTCATCAGGGTTAGAGGAATCCACATCAACCGCTGTGACCAACTCATAGCCTTTTTGTCTTGTGTCTGCGAAGAAAAAGCCCTGCAAGATATCTTGGAGATTATCTTGGGTTAAGTCCATATTAAAACCACCTGAAGCATCAAGGTCAGTAATAACCCCTTTCTTTCTTTGGCGGCTGTCGTTAATGGGGTTTCTGGAGAGTAGTGTTAAGTTACCTCCGAAATCTGAGTACGAGTTAGGTTCAAGCGGATACCACACGGCTGATCCGTTTGCTACACCAATGGAAGTTTCTTCGGAGTACCGAAGCCCTGTCACATTACTGTCAATCTTGTTTACCTGTGCCATAATCAATTCTCCTTCGACAATGCTGCCATGTTAGCGTAAAATTTTACCATTGACCATCAAAAACTATTTGACCTGATCAAACTCCAAATCGGCTATAAAATTAGCCTGTTTAAATTCACCACGGTCTCCGATCTGAGTGTACCGTACATTCCTAAACCAAACGCCGTTCGGGGTGGCTTCCCCTTCAAATCCGTCCAAAAGAACTTGCCCTAATTGCAGGCTCGTCGCCAACCCTTCAGCAATCGGCGTGAAAACTTGTACGACCAATATCCCCCCTTGGGCATAACGTGCAACCCCTTGATCATTGTGGAGACTACCTTGGGCACGGTTCGTGAAACTGAGAGTGGTTCTAGCCCAAGGGGTAAGGGTGGTAGGAATTTCGTCGGCAATATCCCCCCAGAGCATTTCGTAGCCTGTGGTGTCCCATGTGGACTTTACCAAGGCAAGGACTGCGTCATAGGCTTCCTCTAGTGTAGCTGTCATCGCGCGACTCCTATAAAGTAAAGTAGTGTGACTTCGGCTGGCTTGAGTTTTTCGGAGGTTGTTATGCGCCACTTAACTCCATCACTGTCAATAACTTCCTCAAAGGTGCTAAGGTCTTCGGCAAAGTCCGATCCCGGAGCTGCAATCAGGATTTGTGTGGAACGCTTAACCAGTTCGCTATTAACTGTGGAAATACCAAGCCGCACCGCACTTGAAGGCTCAACAAATACAGCGTCAAGAGTTTCGCTTGCGTCTGGGTCAGTCCTTGGGTCGGCTGCGCCTTTCCATGGTTTGGCGGCATCTGCGGCGGTACGGTTAAAGCGCACGAATGTGACCTCCCTACCGTTTGCGGTAATAAGCCTCTTTGCTGTAGCGGCAAGCGATACATAGTCAACCATTCTCCTACGCCCTTATCACTTTACCCTGCGGCACAATATACTCCGACAAGAGTTTATCTGCGGCGGGGATTGCTTTGGTAATTTCTACAGTGTTGTTCTCTGCATAACTGGTTTCGGTCTCAATCGGACCAACCTTTTCCCTAACACCTGTGACCCGTAAACCACGTTCGTCCACTGTAGGCTCAACATACAGGGCGGCACTAAGAGCACGAAGCGCGTATTCTGCGGTCGCCTGTTTTAGCTTTTCAGGGATTAAGGTGACAAGGTTTCCATCATCGTCATAAAGTTGGTATCTTGGGAATGATAATGGCTGCGGTCTGTCGTCCTCACCATTTTCTAAGGTTGTTCCTGACCAAGCACCATTTTCGGCAGTTGTAGTCGTCGCCACATCGTTCCCGACTGTGCCTGCGGTAATTGCTGTCGCTATTAAGGCCGAAGCGTATGCAAGTTCGGCAGTTGCGCTCGCGTTTGCAGTTGTACCCGCTCCGTATAATGTGCCTGCACCTGTGGCGGCGTTTATGGCGGCGATCAGGTTGGCAATACTTGCGGCGGCGTCCACGCCTATAAGAACCTCATTTGCGGCTGGTGTTAGCGTGGTCTTGAATGTGTAGGTCGTTGCCCCGAGTGTTACTGTTTCATCGTTAGACGGAATTTCATCCAAGGAAAAGAATCCTAGGGCAGTAATGTCCACAGCGTTATAGAGTCGTGAACCCTTAAAGGATATTCCCCAACGCTGCTCAATATAGTCAGTCGCCTTTACGAGTGCGGCCTGCTTTGCTGAGATTGCTGCTGAAGCCCAAGAGGTGTTATTTCTTGTGTAGTGGTACGCGTCGGCAAAAGGAACATTAGAATATGAGTTTGCCCGTGCTATACCTGTTCCGTCTTCTACAATAAACATTCTATTTTCCCCTATACTGCTATCACGGCGGGTTGTAATGGTAGGTTGTAAGTTGAATTATCCCTTACCATTTTCGTTTCGTCGGTTACATAACTCACGCTTCCGAATTCATAATACAGCGTTCCATCTGTTTGGCTGCTATCCAACGTGATTGTGATTGTTGTTGCGTTGGTGCGTACGGCGGCGGTTATCGGTATATTCGTTGAACTGCCATTCACAAAATAGAAGCCTTGGATTGCGGTGGTAGGTGTGAAGTCTGTGCCGCCTGTGTCGTGTCCTATCGTGACTGTGATTGTATCCCCCGCAAGCACTGCATCAGTAATTTCCGGACCATCCACGCCCCCTGAAACAGTCTCTCCTAGGACGGACATGGTTTTCCGTATCATGAGCGGGGCTTGGGCGGCGTATGAGGTAGCAAGGTAATGGATATCATCTACCGATAATTCCCTGTAGGACATTGACGGACTTAGGTGTATCCAGCTATTTTCAGCGGCGAGCTCAACTTGCGCTAATCGTAGGTTATTGTACCCACTGCTCGCATAATCTGCCCTGCGTTCTATGGGCTGGATGATGATCGGCTTGTCCCCGATAACAGTGCGCATCTTTGTGAAAATCGCAAGCCAAGCGGCCTTTATTCTGGCTTTGGTTTCCCCTGCGTCACTAGAACCCTGTGACCACAGAACCGCCTCAATACTTGCACCACCAGCAAGGGCGGCAAGGGCTGCGTTTTCCCATGCTATGTAAGCATCTTGGAATTCACCTGTGACGTCGTCGTACCATGAACCATTCGTGCCGTTATCGTTATCAAGGAGTGCAGCACTCCCAGCGGTTGAGCCATTCAGGACAATATTGTTTGTTCCTGTATCCCAATACACGTCAAGTTCTTCAACCATGGCGCGTTCGCCGTCATTTGTATTATCCTGTTGCTGGCTAAAGCTGCCCTCCATATTAGACTGACCACCAGCGATCAGGCATTTGTCTGAACTGGTAAAGCCATACGCTCCCATCTGTGGAAGGGTCATCTGTTTATTGAAAAGGGCTATGCTTTCAATGTGGCCGAAGAAGTCTTGACTGAACCTGCGTCCTCCGATATCTAGGTCGCTGATATCCACAGGGTTGTCAATGTCATTATCTTCCCTGTAGTCACCACCAGCCCCGACAAGCGCGTATCTGTCATTCCAAGAAAGGAAATATGGCATAGACTTTCCACGAACAACTCCGTTATTGATATCTTGTGTGATCTGACCAACACTATCCGCAACGATGGAGGCTTGCGGCTTGCCCCGTGTAAGGTAGCGGGCGGCTCTGATATCAGTTGCACCAGTGCCGTTCCCATAAGTCATAATATATTGTTCGCTTGTGAATGCCCCACTACGGCGATCAGCTAAGGGTCGGGCGCGTACAACTGCCGAACCTTGCACCGCTCCATAGTGGCGGCGTGTTGCTGCTTCGTCATCATATAGTTTCTCGGCTGCCCGTGTTTTTGTACTGGAGCCGTCATTCGGAATTATGGATGACATGAACGGACCTTCCTGAAGGTCGAACAAGATCACATATATGGTTTTCCCTGCGACAAGGTTAAAGCCAAGTACTCTGGAGTCCGCTGTCACAACTTGTCCATCAAACGTGTACTTATTAAATACATTTCCAACATTATCCTGCATAAGGATTTGAGTGGCGGCTCCAACGGTTTTAAACGTACCGTGATACCCACTGTCACCGTACATAAGCCAAGCCCCGAATGAATGGAGATTAGTGTTGCCAGTTGTTCCATCTATACGGATATCGGCTGTGCCTCCTCCCGTATTTTCCAGCTTGTAAACCATCCCATTCGTGCAGATATCGTCAAGTCCTGCGGCTGCCAACTCTGTAGATTTATCCACAAGGGTGACCGTGGCTGTTCCTGAGCTGACTGTCCAACCTGTGGTGTCAACTGGATTAAAATTAGGGGTCTGGCATTTATTCGTTCGGCTGCCTTCCTTGTATAAGCCCACGGGGATCGTGACTGGGAAAC